TCTTATCAATGCCTTGCCCCAGATCGCTTCTGGGGCGTTACAGCTCGTTATGGCTCTTGTTGAAGGCATCCTCAATAATCTGCCCTTGCTTCTGAATACAGCATTACAGGCGGTTGTAACCCTCGCTACGGGCATTGCGAATGCATTACCGACCCTAATCCCTACAATCATTCAAGTCGTTATCCAGGTGGTTACAACCCTTATTGATAACCTTCCGATGATTTTGGATGCCGCACTTCAGCTAATAATGGGACTTGCCAAGGGACTGCTTGATGCCATTCCTGTGTTAATTGAAGCTCTGCCCGAGATTATATTATCCATCATAGATTTTATTCTTTCGGCTGTACCTCAAATCATCGAAACAGGAATACAGCTTCTAACATCGCTCGTGGCTGCCTTGCCCGAAATCATTATGGCGATTGTAGAAGCTATCCCGCAAATTATTAGCGGTATTATTGTTGCCGTTATGGATGCAATTCCGCTAATTATCCAAGCCGGAATCGACCTCTTGATTTCGCTTATCCAGGCACTACCGGAGATTATAACAACCATTGTAAATGCTATCCCTTTGATTATCAGCGGTATTATCGAGGCTGTTCTCGGTAACATCGATAAAATCATTATGGCTGGCGTTGAACTGCTCGTTTCCCTTGTTGCCAACCTCCCCGTAATTATCGTTGAAATCGTAAAAGCCGTACCTCAAATCATCGCAGGCATCGTCACCGCTTTCGGTAGTTTGATGTATAAAATTGTCGAGATTGGTGGTAACATCGTATCCGGGTTGTGGGAAGGTATCCAAGGACTCGCATCCTGGCTTTGGGATAAAGTGTCAGATTGGATTTCCGGCATTTGGGATGGCATTTGCGACTTCTTCGGCATCGCTTCTCCCTCCAAAGAGATGGGGTGGATTGGTGAAATGCTTGTTGATGGTCTCGCAGGTGCAATTGACTCCGATGGCGTTAAGGCTGTAAAGGCTGCCGAGGGTATGAGTGCTGAAATCACAGATGTGATGCACGGCTTGGCTAAAGATATGGAAACATCAATTCCTACAGATTTTGATATTTCCACCACCGCTAACGTTTCCTCCGCTTTGTCAAACTCTGCTCTCGTACCAGCTTACTCGGATGGTGTGAGTGCCATTGCCGAGCAGACGAACCTTGTCAGCGCTCTTAAGGAAGCCCTGAACGGCATAACAATCAGCGGTAGCGAAACTGTTATTCCGATCTACCTTGGCGGTACTCTGCTCGATGAGGTTATTGTTACAGCACAGCAGAGGGTAAATTTGAGAAGTGGAGGTAGATAATATGGCAACACAGCAATTTCTCGTTTTTAACGATATAGCTCTTCCGTTGCCGGAAACATATAATATTGACCTTTCGGTCATTGATGCAGACACGACCGGAACAACGGAGGCGGGTACGACACAAAGAGACATTGTTCGCTTTGGTATCGTAACCATCTCCGTTTCGTTTTCGGTGAATGCAACGTGGCTAAAAAGGTTGACGGCTTTTTCAAAGATGGAAAAGCTCGCCGTAGAGTACTTTGATACGGATACTTTGGAACTGAAAGAAACAGAAATGTATATTGACGGATTCAAAGCCTCACTCAATCAAAGCACTCCTACTAAGGGTTTTTGGAAAGTATCGTTTACATTAAAAGAGTTCTAAAGGAGGTGGGCTATTGTATCCGGTATCTACAAAGTTTTTAGAAACCATTGATAGTAATGCCCGCCGATATTATTGGACGGGTACTATCAAAACCAAAAAAGGACGAGAGTATACCTTCGATAATGATGACATTATCAAGGGCAGCGGTTACATCACTCGCTCTTGCTGTGGCAACAGTAGCCTGGAAATCGGAACTGTATACGCTTCCGAAATGGGCATTACTCTACTGTCGGACATCGACAGATATACACTCGAAGGAGCAGAAGTTCGCTTATACTTTCACCTTGTATTCCCGGACAACTCTGTGGAAACTGTACCTATGGGAATATTTGAAGTTTCCGAAGCCACTCGAAAAACAAGGTGCCTGGAAATCAAGGCATACGACTATATGCTCCGCTTTGATGAGCCCTTCAACATTGAAGCTACAAGCGGAACGCCCTACAACTTCATCCGTACCATATGCGAAGCTTGCCACGTAACGATGGCACAAAGCCAAGCTCAAATTGCAGCACTTCCCAATGGTGGCGAAACTCTCGGTATTTACTCAAAAAACGATATCAGCAGTTATCGCGACCTCATTTTCTACATCGCCCAGGTGCTTGGGTGTGTAGCTCAAATCAACCGCGAAGGAAAATTGGAGTTCATTCTCTATTCCAATACTCCTGTCTGCGAGATTACACAAAGGCAACGTTACAACAGCAGTTATTCTGATTTCGTAACAAGGTATACAGCGATTTCCTCCACAAATATGGTGGCAGAAGAGGCTGAATACTATGCACTTGAAGTGGATGATGGGTTGACAATGAACCTCGGCTCAAATCCGCTGTTGCAGTTCGGTATGAAGGCAACACGGCAGAGGCTTTTAACTCGTATTCTCAATGCTATCGCCGTTGCGCAATATGTCCCTTTTTCTTCGGATACGATTGGTAATCCCGCCCTCGATCCAATGGATTGCGTTGTCTTCTCTGGCGGACATGCAGACGAAACAAAAATCACGTGTATCACGAGCATTACCTATAAAATCAACGGCAAACACTCGTTGAAATGCGTAGGTCAAAACCCCAAGCTCTCCGAGGCAAAATCTAAAAATGATAAAAATATCACCGGACTTATGAACCAGGTGGTCGAGAATAAAACTGTCGTTTACGATTTTACTAACGTTGCTCCCTACAATATCGGCTCATCTGAAACAGAGATTGTTTTCCTTGACTATGTAGCCAAGGAAAGCACAAGTGCTATGTTTCTTGCAGAGATTCTGCTAAATGTAACGGCAGAAGAAGCAATACGAGATATCGCAGGAGTAGCAATTTCTGCGGATGGCACAGAAGAAAGCGTTACTTATCGATTTACTGACAAGCAGCATCCTCTGCTTACAGTTATTTACAGCATTAACGGCGTAGAAGTAGAAACCTTCTATCCTAAACAAACCTTGCACGAAGGTAGCTACATCCTTACACTCTTCTATCCCATCACATCCGTGCAAGAAAACTCTTCCAATACATTAACTGTATCCCTCTCCATTAGCGGTGGAACCGCTACCATTGGCGAGGGAAAAATCAAAGCCACTATCAGCGGTCAAGGACTTGTTTCTGGTATCGCTGACTGGAACGGACGTATCAAACTTGAGGAAGTTTTCTCTCCCTATGCAATTTCTTTCTTCGATTTTGCGTTGCGGGCATTGAACGAATCGGCTGTTCTTACACAGCCGGATATCAGAAACATCAGTTATTACACGGCTTTCCCAAAGATTATCGCCACAGGTTTTCGAGAAGTCACGCTTAATGGTATTAATGAGCGCGTCACCCTGGTTGATTTGGTAACGACCTTCACTCTTAATTCCACGTTCCAGGGGCAGTTTGACCCCAACTTTATTGAACTTACAGAAGCTGGTGTATATGCGCGCATCACCGATTATAGCGTTGAGTCCGAAGCCGAAGAGTTCAGTAGCGGAACATTGGAGCATCTGTTTGTAGATACATCAAAATACGAAAGCATTTCAAGCTTGGAGGTGACCAAATGCTAATTGACTCAACACAATACCTATGGAGCAAAGTTCCCATCTTCACTTTTTCAGTTGTCGAAGGCGAACAGTTGATTGATGGAGGAGTTCCCGTTCGTTTTTATCGTATTGAGGGGGATGCAACAATCTCCCTCTACGAAGATGCTGAAAAAAGTAAACTTCTATACGAGGGTTCACTCCCCGTAGAGTTTGAAACGCCTATAAGCCTTGATTCTGTTTACGTTATAAGCGATAAAGACGCATCTTTAGATGTGATTTGTGAAACCGGCATATTAAAAGCAGACCTTTCTCCGTATTTGAACTCGACATCCGGCATGTCAACTCTTGCCTCAAACAACGATGACAACACTTACAGCATCTCAAATACGATGAACTTCGTATACAACGGAACACGCATTTCTACTGTATATGTGAGCAGTAATAACTGGATTGGTTTCGGTTCATCCACAGAGCATTTGAAGATAATGCGCCGTGATGGATACGCTTCGTATATCTATTATCAAAAAGGTTCTCTCCGCGAGGGATTAGACTTCTTAAAAATCCGATATTCTGGGTACACCGTCTACAACAGCAAAACTACAGCAAATCGGCTTATTTACGAAGTGTTCTTGCTGTCCAACAATGACATCTTTATCAACCTTATTCAGACTCCCACAAGCAGCAATACCGGAACATCCTCAATAACTTGTGGCGCTAACACCACATCCCTCTCTCTAATCGATTCCACGGGAAATGGTGGTGGCAAAAAGGTAACGCTAATAGCTAACGGTGAAAACGGTACCGCGTATTCCGTAGAATACCGAACTTACCAAGAAACCAATGTTGATACCGAGTGCTATTTGTTAAAGCTCGATGATGTTTACTATACCTTGGTGGATGGGGGCCTTACTGCTTTAGAGGAAACTGAACTAACACCTTCGGTGTTCCTTAGACACGGATTTACCGAGGTTCCAACGGGAGAACTCTTCGTAACGCTCCAGAATCCGCATCTTTATTTTTGGCGTTCTGATACGAAAAGGAGGCGATTTGTTGCTAATCTTACCGCCGAGCCATTTCCACAAATTATTACTGCCACAGCCGACTTGAGCCACGAGTCCATTATCGGCATTACGGAAATGACGGCACAGTTTGGCGGTAATGTTATGGTGCAACATTCGGTCGATGGGGGCTTAACTTTTACGGAAGGAGTCCCGCTTGCGGATTTTCTCAATACGGATATGGTAGCACTGTGGGAAAGTGCCCAAGAAACAAAACGTATCGACTTCCGTTTCACACTCTATACTGGTGCTTCACTTACAAGTTTCAGAATTCACTACACGAATTAAGGAGGACAATATATGCTCAAAGGAACAACTACTATCGAGTTGACCGACGTTCACACGGGTGAAAAGCAAACATTCACAGACCATAATATGATAACGACTGCTCTGCATAATCTCTTTCAGCCCACCTTCGGTCATCTTTCTTCCGAATCCACCCTCCGTGGATACATTCCTGCTTACGCAACGCTCCTTGGTGGTCTCTTGCTGTTTGATTCGCCAATACCAGAGGATGCCAATAAAGTGTATGCTCCAGCAGGCGCTACTCTCACAGGCTGTGCAAGATATGGCACGGTTAATACAAACACAGGACTTGTGCTTGGGAGCTACAACACTACCGAAAGTGAGTACAATTCTACTGAAAGAAAAATGAAGTTTGTTTATGACTTCAACACATCCCAAGGAAATGGAACAATCGCTTCTATCTGCCTTACGAATCTTGAAGCGGGTTATGGCGCATATAACTCAGACATGTCATATGGAACATCGATAATGAAAAGCTTTTGTACTACGCCGAAAGCATTAACTATCGGCAGCAAGGATCAGCTCTCCGGCATTTCAACTGGTGATTATTATCATCTTTTTGCCATTGATGCAGACGAAGATATTGGGTACTATTTTTCGCTTCCGTCAACCAACGCAATTTCAATCCGAAAGACAGAACTTGGGCTTCGTAACATCTCGCTTTTCAGTACGTCAATGCCCGTCATCGAGAATAGTGCTGTGTTTACACTCGATAATGCCATAGGTGGTTATAGATGCTACTGCTTTGATCGAGATGATAATGCTCTATATATCATCTCGACAGCATCAAGTACACTCGCTACCAACGCCGCTTTTTTGGTTACCAAAATAGCCTTCGGTTCTTGGAACATTACCCAATATGTAATGACCAATACATCAAATACTACATTGTTTTCAAGCTCTCGATTTGCAATCGTTCATCGTGGGTATGTCTATCTTCGTTCAAATGCTGCGAACTACAGCGTTTATAAATTCGAGCTTGGCAATACCGCAAACGTAACAAAGCTATCCGGCACTTCTTCGTATGCGGTGACTCCCGTTTTCGCTGTGGGCGGACGAACCTACTGGCAGTATTCGACCTACTCGTCAACAGTCCATCGCCTATATATAACCGATGAAGCCACCAACCGATTCAACTTCAGCGGTAATCAGCAGTTGCAGCATTATCAAAATAGTAAGACTTACTATATTCCAAGTTACACCCCTGTCCTTAATCACGAAATGTTCTACTACCTTTCCGTTAGCACTTATTCCACGATGACTTTCTACTACCTTGCCGACTACCTGGCGACCATCAACAATCTTTCTGAACCCGTAACCAAAACGGCGGATAAGACGATGAAAATCACCTACACCATTGAAGAACAATAAAGAAGGAGGAGAGCCTATGGAAATCATCACTACGATTGCGGGAGTCATCACAGCCTTTGGCGTGATTTTCGGTCTTGTGTTTGCCGTTTACAGATGGTATCTGAAACAGGAAAAGCAAGATAAGGACATCAAAGCCATCAAAGAGGAACAGACCGTCCTTACCCAGGGTGTTCTCGCTTGCCTCAAAGGCTTGCAAGAGCAAGGCTGTGACGGCCCCGTAACGCTTGCTATCAAGCACATCGAAAACCATCTCAACAAACAAGCTCATAAATAATGGAGGTATTTACAATGACAAACTTTTATGACTTCGCAACCATCCCTGCTATTGCTGCAATCGTGTATACGATTATCGATATCGTAAAAACGGCTGTCGGCGGTGACGAGAAGTTCAAACGATTCATCCCTCTCATCTCTTGCACCCTCGGTGCTGTGATTGGCGTGATTTGCTTCTTCTGCGTTCCCGGTACTCTGGAAACAAGCAACATTCTCGTTGCCATTGTTATCGGTGCAGCAAGTGGTCTGTCTGCTACGGGTACTAACCAGGCAGTAAAGCAGCTTACCGCAAAGCCTACAACCACAAAGAAAGAAGGCGAATAATATGAAACTGCATAAGCTGATTTTAACCGAGAACGCTTGCTACAAGGCAGGCAGAACCATCAAGGTAAAAGGAATTATGGTTCACTCCACCGGGGCAAACAACCCCAATCTCAAGCGTTACGTTGGCCCCGATGATGGTCTGCTTGGCAAGAACAAGTACAACAATCATTGGAACACCTATCACCCCGGCGGTCGTCAGGTGTGCGTCCACGCCTTTATCGGCAAACTCAACGATGGCAGTATCGCAACCTATCAAACCCTCCCTTGGAATCACAGGGGCTGGCACGCAGGCGGTTCGGCAAACAACACTCACATCGGATTTGAAATCTGTGAGGATGGTCTTGCTGATACCGCCTATTTTAATGCCGTATATAAGGAAGCCGTAGAACTCTGTGCATATCTTTGCAAGGAGTAC